TATTTTGCAATCAATACAGTTGATATTTTTTAAGGTATTAATATTATTTTTGTTATTGCTATTGTTTTTATTGTTATTTTCAATAATACATTTTTCAGTATTATGGCCAAATGAATTAACATATAAAATAATTGACTCAGCAACAACCAGAGAATTCGAAATAATTAAATAACTGCATTTTCCAATTAATTCGTTAGGTTCAAAACAATCAACTAAAACGGGATAATAATATAACCATTTTCCATCACTCGGGGACTGATATAATAAAATATTTTTAAATTTTGTTTTATCAATTATATTTTTATCATTCTTGTCATTATTGTCATTATTATAATTCTTATCATTGCTAATATTTTTTTCTTTTATTAGACATCTAAATTGTAAATTGGTATGTGGTTTATTGTCAATTATTTCATCTTCATTAATTTTATTTTTGCTTTTAATAAAATTTGTTATACTAAATATTTTTTTGAATGGATACATTTTATTTTTAAAAATAAAGTTATTAATATATTATTAATAATATCAAATTTATCAGAATTTTAATTTAAAAATTAAACAATAAAAATATTAATTGACTGGTAAGCGAGTTGTATAATAATTAGTATAAAATTGGTATAATAATTAGTATAAAATTAGTATAATAATTAGTATAATAATTAGTATAAAATTGGTAAAATAATTAGTATAAAATTGGTATAAAATTGGCATAAAATTGGTATAAAATTGGTATAAAATTGGTATAAAATTGGTATAAAATTGGTATAAAATTGGTATAAAATTGGTATAAAATTGGTATAAAAAAATGAATTTATTTTTTGTAATCTCTGATTATTTAATTATTCCAAGTAGTTTAAAAATTAAGAATAATTAAGAATAATTAAGAATAATTATTTAATAATCCAGGCGGATCTAATATTGTTATTAATAATTGATAGTAAGCAATTATTATTAATAATAAATAATTATAAACATATTTTAATTATGGCTTTATTAAACAAATATATGGAATATGTATTTTATTCAAATAATAGTATGTTTAAAGTTATTAAAGATGAATGTTATTTTGATCCGATTAAATTAAAAGATATTAACACAACCGGAGAACATAATTTATTAACAAGAATAGAATTCTGTCACAAAATTAAAAAAATAATGAAAAAATTTAATAATGAAAACTATTTTAAAAAAATATACATAGAATTGATATTCCGCAAGGTTAATAGGATGACTAATAATTTAAAGTGGTACATAATTAGTATTAGAGATAAATATATGCTATTCACAGCGTTCGACAATATTTGTGGATGTGGATATACATATATAGTAAAGAAAATTATTGACGATATCAGTCCAATAGAAACCTCTGAATTACACAATGCACTGGAGAGCGCTTGTTTTTATAAACAAATTGACATAATTAAATTGTTGTTAACGCAACTTAAAGTAAAGTCAGATGAAGAGTACTATCGTGAAACACATTACGACAATATTGCACGTTTGATTAATGAAAATGGAAGTATTAAAATAGGAAAATTTTTAATAAATAATTGCGTTGGTGTCGAATTCAATTATTTTAATCGCTGTTTGGAAGGAGATAACTCCGCGTTTCCATTCCCTAATGATGTTCACTATGCATGTACAATTAATCATTATTGTAGTCTCATCGAACAAATTTTTATTTCTGGCAATTTTAAATATATTAAATGGGTAATAACAAATTTTATTAAAAATTGGAAAAGTAGTGTTGCAAACCCTTCTTATGAAAATACGTACGTGCGCATATGTGAAGTGGCATTATTTTTCTGTAGAAAAATAAGAATAATAAAATGGTTAATGAATAAATTTAGTAGTGAAGCTATTAAATACTGTGGAATTAGTAAGTACGATAAAAACGATATGTCAACTACATTATCACACAACATACAAACCTACACATTGAGATATAACTTATTGAAAAATATTGTTAACAGAGGTAATATTTATTCCTTACTTGAAAATACTGTAAAATATTATAATTACAAATCTACCAAATTTATAATTAAAATCTATAATAATTTTGGAGAATTTTTAAATATTAATGATATTGAAAAAAATATAAATCAGTTAACATATTTAGACACAATTAGATTATATAAATTATTAATTAGTAAATGTAATATACGAGCCGAAGATTTATTTTCTATTTCTTATCGTAAAGGCGACACTAACGTTTATATGTGGTTACATAAAAAATATAATTTTTCTCAAGAAATTATTAATAATTTATATTATAAACATATTGATAATAATGGGATTATTAATTTTCTTAATGCAAATCGTTCAAATTTAGAAAATCAATTTTGGATAAAAAATGTACAAGATTTAACTGTTAATATTGATCAAAAAAAAATAAAAAAAATAATTTATGAAATTATTGATAATAGACCTGATACTTTAAGCATAGCAACTCTATGGGGATTATATTTGTCCAAAAAAATAAATTTCATATATTTTGCTAAATTTATAGATAAATTAATGTTACGTGTGTCCTATACTATTATGGGATTAAACCATTGTAACCTACATGAAGTATGTACAATACAAGAAATAAAATTATTGAATTTTTTGATGTACAAGGGAAGAAATAAAATAGAACAAATTAGTGCCGAGAGAATTAATGCTGAGAGAATCAAAGCTGAGAAAATCAAAGCCGAGAGAATAGCCGAGAGAATTAATGCCAATCAAAATGAAAATAGTTCCTATTATAACAATAATTATATTTACCACAATCCTAATGTTGATTCTTATTCTGATTCTGATTCTGATGATCGTGATTCTATCCATGATAATTATTGGTGATGATTATGATTAATAATTACATTTTTAGCTATTAGTGACCATAATGTACTGACCATAATGATGATTATACTCAAAACAATAAATGAAGTGGATAAGTAATTCAGGTATGAGGAATATTTAACAATTGTGAATTATTATAAAATTGTAATTTTATAATCTTATAATTATAATTTTAAAAATAACAATTTCAAGGACAACAATTTTAAGAAAACAATGTTAAGAAAACAATGTTAAGAAAACAAAAATAATAATTTATAAACAGACAGCAAGATAATAAATAATTTTTTAAATTTAATATTTTTACATTTCTTTTTTTACATTTCTTTTTTTACATTTCTTTTTTTCATTAATATTTTTGTTTATTGAAAATTATTTTTGGAAGCATAATTTTATTAAACGTATCACGAAAAAAATAATTATTTTTGATATTTCAGATATTATAATGAGAAATAAATAAATCAATAATTTTTGTTACTGAATTTATTTATCATTTTTACAATGGCATTGTTAAATAAATATATTGATAATGCATTATATCCTAATGACAGTATGTTTAAACTTATTAAAGATAAATATTATTTTGATCCTGTTAAATTAAAAAACATTAATACGCACAATGAACATAATTTATTGACAAGAGTAGAATTCGGGCGTGGAACTAAAAAAATAATGAAAAAATTTAATAGTGGAAATTATTTTAAAAAAAAATATTTGGAATTAGTATTTAGAAATGTTAACAGAATGACAAATAATTTAAAATGGTATTTATTTGAACTTAAAAATAAAGGTTTAAAAGGCCTTTCATTTTGCAATATTTGTGGGTGTGGATATACATATGTTGCAAAAAAAATTGTCAGCAATAATTTATATTCAAAAGAAATGCTTTGTGATGCATTAAAGTGTGCATGTTTTCATAAACATATTGATATGATTGAATGGTTATTAACATTATTTAAAAAATATGAGAAAGTTTATGGGATTGATATTAACCAAAATATAAAATGGGGTAAACTCATTGATTGTATAAATATGAGTGGAAGTATAAAAATTGGAAAAATTATAATGGAAAGTTACGGAAATTGCAAATATAATTTTATAAATACCAGTATATGTAAATATTTGATGCGATGTAATAGGTTTGATGAATGTGAATCTAACACTAATTTGTTCTTTGCATTTGAAATAGATTATTACGGTGCAACACAAATTTTAAATTCTCGTCATTTTAAATATATTAAATGGATTCTAAGTAATTATATTGAAAATATTGATCGTATTATTCATATTGGCATTGATGCAGAAATTATATATAATTGTTTATGTACGTCAGCATTAATTTTTTGCCAGAAAAATGAAAAATATGAAAATGTAAAATGGTTGGCAAATTTATTTGATAAAATTTGTCCACGTCACAGACTAAGATATAATTTTAACGATACCAATATATGTCGTTTACTGATCGGTGCAATAAAAATTGGTAATTTTAAAATTATTAAATTAATAATTAAAATATTTAAATATTTTGGTGGGTCTATTAACAATAATATGATTAAACATATTATGAATGTGTGGAAGAATGAAAAATGTAATCTAAGTATTATTATCAAATTTATTAAATTTTCTATTAATAAGTGTAATATTAACGAAAAAAATATACTTTTTGAAGCATATAAAAATAACGAACTTGAAATTTATCGATGGTTATGTAAAAAATATAATTTTTCTCAAGAAATAATTGATAATTTATTTTATAAATATATCGATAAATTCAATTATGACTGTCCGTCGTACATTGGTAATTATATAGATAATAAAACATGGTTAATTGAAACTACAACTATAAATGTAAATCAGAAAAAAATAAAAGAGATATTTTGTAAAACACACCATATTTCACCTAAATTACTTATGTCATTATTTTTATCAAAAAAAATTGATTTCTCTTTTTTTATTAAATTAGTGTATAAACTAATTCCAGTAACCAGTGGTATTGATGAAGTACCATCTGATTATAGATTTTACGCAACGTGTACAACACAAGAAAAAAACTTAATAAATTTTTTGTCGTTTAAACGAGAATGTGAATACGAAAACAGAAGATACACAAACATACTCAATAATACAGGTGAAATTTATGATTATAATGAAGGTGAAGGTGCAGGTGAAGATGATGAAGGTGAAGGTGAAAATATATATGATGATCGAGCTAGAGGTGGATATGTACCACCTGAAAATGGCTACCAATATTTTGAAAACGATGAAGATGATGTTGATGTTGATGATGATGCATTTATTTATAGTGACTTAGATAATTATGGGATGAGAAATAATAACGAAAATGAAAATAAAAAGAATGGAAATTATTATGATGAATATAATGAAAATTATTATAAAAATTCCATTAGTAATAATAAAACTAACAGTAATAATGAAATTAATAATAAAACTAACAATAATAATAATGAAATTAATAATAAAACTAATAATTATAATGATTTCATTATTAATAATGATAAAGCTAACAAAAATAACAATAATAACGATTTTATTATTAGTAATGATAAAAATAACAATAATAATAATGATAAAACTAATAATTATAATGATTTTATTATTAATAATAATAAAAAAACTAACAATAATAAAATCATTAATAAAATCATTAACAATAATGATAAACCTAACAATAATAATAAACCTAACAATAATAATGAGCAAGAGCACCGTTTATCCCCTATGGGATTCCGATTATAAAATAAAAAATAATAATAAGAATAATTATAATAAAAAAAATGATTAGAACAATAATAAGAATAATTATAATAAAAAAAATAATCTTAAGTCCAGTAATTTATGAATGAACAAAAATATTAATAAACAAAAAAAGTAAAATAAAGAAGTAAAATAAAAAAATAAAATAAAAAAATAAAATAAAAAAATAAAACAAAAAATAAAATAAAACAAAAAATAAAATAAAAAAATAAAATAAAAAAGTAAAACATTCTATTTTTTTTTGCAAAAAAAAATAATAGTATTTTTGAATGTAAGTATAAGTGTAAGTACAAGTGTAAAATATTTATGAGGCATATGCAATACCACCCATACCGCTTGCAATTCGGAATAATTGATAATTGATTGCATAAATGTAACCTTTTCCAGGGTTAAGAGTGTTAATGTTTTTCATTACAACTTGCAATTGCGCATTATCAATTCGCGAAAAGTTGCATGTACCACCTGGTTGATATTCCTCTGGTTTTAGTGCAAAACTATAAACGAACACTCCGTTACTCTTCGGGACTCGAGAATGGAAATAATATGGTTGAGTCTTATTAAAGTAATCTCCAGTTCGTGTAGTGAATCGATCATTACCGTTAATCTTCAATAATGCAGTTGTAATTGGGTCGTCTCCCGGAACACCATTAATAGTTGGATCATAACCGGCATATGTATCATTTGCAACCTCCCAATTTGTCCAATCATTAACATTTGCAGCCACGACATAATTTTCCTGAATAGTCCAAATCAATTCCTTGCATGGATGATTGAAGTGCAAATTGAAACTATATGTGCTTTGGGTAATCGATTCGTCCAAACGTTGTAATTGAGTAATCAAATATTCCGCTGGTTCTTTCGCAATTACTTTACGTTCTGCATTATCAATAACAACATAATTAATCCAAATTCGCATATTCTGAATATGTGGAGTTCCACCAACAATTACAACATTATTACCAGTCAAACGATATAATTCAGTAATTGGGCGAATTTGCAATTTAAATCGAACGTCGTGATATTGTAATGCAATCAATGGCAAAGCCAACCCAGAATTAGTACAGAACCAGAATTGTAATGGGATCTGTAACGTTGTTGCTGGTTGGCTTGCCAATGGTGTTTGTAAACCATCTTCATAAACGACGATATCGGCAGGATCAGTTTTATTATATTTCATATTTTGTTGGCCAATCATCGTATTATATCCCTCGCGTTTCTCTTCTGGGATTGTCAATTCATTCCAAATATTGTAAAAATCTCCCCAATGTTTATCAATATCAACACCACCAATTTCGACAATAACATGTTTGATTAATGTATTTCCGATCATTGGAGCCCATTGGAACGTTGCATTATCTCCGGTAACTTGAACCGCAGGAAGAGTGACTTCCAATAATGATTGCATAATTAAATCACCATTTCGATTTACACTTAATTGCACTTCACCTCCAAAATCTTGCGTACCAGTAAAACTTTGTGGTTGTTCCTCCATTGCAAAATTAATATATGGTCGGTATAATGAGCTGAAAAATGTAATTTCTGGGTCACCAGTTAATGCTACATCTTGAGCACCAATAGCAACCAATTGTACCAAACTGCCAGTCATTGTTGTTAATTTGCTTTAATAAATTGCGAAAAACACGATAGTATAATTATATATCAAATATTAAATTGAATATATTAATATAAAAGAAAATTTATTTTGAATTAATTAAAATAAATAATTCGAAATAAATAAAATAATTTAAAAGTGATTTATATTCAAATATGCCCAAGAATTATTTTATTTATTTTGAATAATAAACTCATAATTAAATCGCGTTAAATAATGTTATAATTATTATAAAAAAAATTTCCGCAACTTTTTTATAATAATATTTTTTTATGATAATATTCTTTTATAATAATATTTTTTTATAATACTTTTTTATAATAATATTTTTTTATAATACTTTTTTATAATAATATTTTTTTATAATACTTTTTTATAATAATATTTTTTTATAATAATACTTTTTTATAATAATATTCATTTTTAAGATTTCTTAATCATTTTAATATTTTCCTCGTCAATGATTTGTATTTCCCAACCGTTCAATAAAAAATTATACAAAAATAAAAATTTGTATAATTTTTTAAAAAAAACTTTCTCTAAAGTTTTCATATTTTCCCTTCTGATACCAGCAGGAAGAGTATCACATTTTACTTTTTGTTTATAACTAAATCGATAAATGTCATTTAAATTATTAATCGTATTTAATTTGTTATTAGTTGTTCGTATTGTAGAGTTTGTTTTATTGATTAAATAATAGTAGTGAATAAACGGATTATTATTGTTTATCTTTTCCATTTTTTAAATTAAAAAAACTATCAATACATAATTTATATAAAAAAATAATTTTTTCTTTTTTCTGCAATTAATTTCAAAAATGTTAAAAATTACTTCTGTTAATTATAGTTACCCAAAAAGTATTGAACAATTAAAGGATTTAAATTGTTCTGCTTCATACTTTATTAAAGAATTGGATGCCATTCGCAAAGAAATAAAAGAAATTGAAAACAAAATTAAAAATTATAATGCTTCATTTTTTTCGAATGAATTTCACTCATTCACAACACAATATGAGATTTTGCAAAGGAGATACAAATCAATTATTGATAAAATGGATAGAAATAATAAAAAAGATGCCGTGTTGAAAAATATATTAGACATGTGCAATATTTCATTTGACAATTTGGAAATTGAAACAAATAAAAGAGAGGCAAACAATAAACAAAGTGATAATAATGATAAACGAAACAATAATAACACAATGAATAAGATGATAAATAATTCGTCAACCAAATCGTTAAATAATAATGAACAAAATAAAATGATAGAAAATATTTTTGATTGTTCAACAAATTCACAAATAGATCAAAAAAATCGATGTGTTTTATGTGATTCAGTCGGAAAAATGGATGTTATTGATGGAGTAATTGTTTGTAAAAATTGCGGATACTCTGAAAAATATATTACTGATAATATGAATTCTTATAAGGATCAATCATCACAACACACAAACACATTTAGTTATAAAAAATTAAACCATTTTAATGAATGGATAAATCAAATACAGGGTAAGGAAGTAACTAAAGTACCAACTGAAGTTTTCGAAAAAATATATGGGGAAATTAAAAAAGAAAGAATTACCAATTTAAGTATAATTACGCAAAAGAAAGTAAGATATTTTCTTAAAAAATTAGGATTAAATAAATATTATGAACATGTTCCATTCATAACAAAACATATAGGAGGAGAATCACCGCCTTCAATTTCCCCATATTTTGAAACTAACTTACGCCAAATGTTTATAAGTGTGAGTGCTCCATTTCTAGAATATTGTCCGGCAAATAGAAGAAATTTCCCAAGGTATACATTTATTTTATATAAATGTTGCGAATTACTTGGATATAATGAAATTCTTCCTTACCTCCCATTATTAAAAACAAAAACCAGACTTATCGAAATGGATCGCATCTGGAAAACGATAACTGTATTACTAAAATATAAATATATACCAACAATTTAATAAAATATTACTTATTTATGAAAAATAAATATTTTTCATTTTTGTTTTAAATTTAGTAGTGTAAAATATAAACGGTTGTAATTGTATTATAATTGTGTGATCGTACTAATTGATGTATTATCAAACTGATATTATTTTTAACTGTTATATTCTTGTTGTGTGCACAATTTTTATTCTTTTTTGTTTATTTATTTTTTTTATTTTTTTCATTTATTAATTTCATTCGTTAATTTTTTATTTTGTTTATTTATTAATTTTGTTTATTCTTTTTTGTTTGTTTATTTATTTTTTGTTTGTTTATTAATTTTGTTTATTAATTTTGTTTATTAATTTTGTTTATTAATTTTGTTTATTAATTTTGTTTATTAATTTTGTTTATTAATTTTGTTTATTAATTTTGTTTATTAATTTATTATTTTTTTACCTATAATTTTTAATAAAAAATGATTTAATAATTTGGGATTTTTTAAAAATATGATTTACATTTTCCTATTCGGTAATATCCGGATCTTAGATATATTTAATCATAAATTGAATATGGATCATAAATGTAGTTATGTGTGCAATAAATATATGGATGATTATATATTAAGCATTGTGGATATAAGTAAATATATTTCTCTAAAATATTCTACAGGAACATTACATAATATGTCCGCAACCGAAAAAAAAAGCTGTTCCGTGTATTTATTTTTGGCAATAAAATCATTTAATAAATTATGCCCATATTTTAAAAATAATTGTATTCATAAATTTGGTATTTTCGTAAATAGAATGGCCAAACTGGGTATATTAAATACAACATTAAATACAACATTAAATACAACATTAAATACAACATTAAATACAACATTAAATACAACATTAAATTAAATACAACATTAAATAAAAAATGATTTTTTATTTTACGATATTATAATATTGTTTGCTTTATTTATTAAATTTGGGCAAACAATTATCAAACATTTAATCAAAATAATTGATCGTTTGATTAATTAAATAATTGATCAAAATAGTTTATTGAATAACTACGAATTATTGATATTGTTATTATGGCATTATTAAATATTTATATTTCAAAAATATTTGATGGGAAATTATCAAATTATTATAATACTTTCGCAAAAATTTCAAATAAATATGCATATCAGAGAATGAATTTTAATATGATTAAATTTTTATTCATAAATAAATTTAAAAAATTGGGTGACCCACATAATCCGAATAGTAAAAATAGTGATCCAGGTGATTTATGTAATTTGTATAATTTGTATAATTTTAATAGGCCATCTCCATTCAATAATATTTATCAAATTACTTTATGCGAACATAATACTGAAGAATATGATATATTCAGAACATTTATTAAAAATAGTAAAATTGTTGTGGTATTAAAATTATTTAAAATTTTTAGATTATACGAATACACATATTTTATTCATGTAATGTTATGTGTTTGTTATACTAATGGTAAAAAAGAACTTATGGATTTGTTGCATGATGAATTAAAAATTTGTCACCCAAATTATGATCAAATAATTAACGAAGCGTATATTTATGGTAAAAATAAATTTATTAAATCGATAATTAAGAAAAATGATATTCATAATGATATTCATAATGCTGGTAAATATTATAAAAATTATGAAAAAACAAATTATCATGATATTTTTTATGGTTCAGATAAACAAAGATATTATAAAATTTCTATGTTACTCAAAAAAATATCAAAATTTGGTTGTGACTTCGTAGATGGTGATATTGGTATCGGTTTTTCCTCTGATAAAATAATAAATAAAAAAGTATACCATTATGTTAAACGTAGCTTAACAGGTGATAATGGAATTTTGTTGATTAAAATATTAATAAAAATACACAAATTATTGGAACCGAATATTAATCCAAATTATGTTCGATTCCTCAAATTTGCGTGTTATTATGGTGATATAAAATTGGCAGAATGGTTATTGATTTCTGAAAAAAAATATTCAAATATTGTTGATAAAACGAAGAATTATTTTAGTGTAATTCTCCCAAAGATGTTTGGGGGTTTCAGACCATGGGATAAAAATCGAATGGAAATATTTATAGAGTACAGCAAAAAACTTTATGAGAGAAGAGAAGAAATAAGTAGATTGTTGAGTTTGTTGAATATAGAACATCGATTTCTTATACGACAATAAATTAATTGTGAAGTTCAACATTAATATTAAATATGTATTTAATTAACATTCATTATATACAGATTTTTATTAATATTTATCAACGTACTTTTTTGTATTTTGTTGTGTTTATTGTGTTTGATTGAACCTGATAGTGTTTGATTATGTTTGATTATGTTTGATTATACCTGATGCATAATTTATATTGTCTGATTAGTTATCAATATTGGCAATCACATCAATTTAATTTTTATTAATTTTTATTAATTATGCCAACGCAACTTTTATTAATTTGGTCAAACATATTTAAATAAAATAAAACAGTTTCAGTTAATTGTTTCAAAAATAATTGTTCATCATATTTAAAATTCAAAAATTTAAATATTTTTTTATTAATTGTTGGTTGTTTATAATATATAATTGTAGATTCGTCATATTTTATTTTCGCGCCAACATCATTATCGATTTTTAATATTTTAATTAAAAGTTTAATTATATCAAAATTGAAACTTGGATTTGGTGCAGTTAAAATATCAATTATAGTTTCATTATCATTGTTAATAATATTGCGGATATTGTTATTACAACAACACTTAACGAATAATATTGCTGTTTGTTCAGAATATGACCAAGAACATAATATTTTTTCTTTAAATGTTATGTTATCTTTTTTCTTTAATAATTTATTAATATATTTAGGTATTAATGATAAATCATCCTTAGTTTCGAAATTGTTAGCATTGTATAATATTTTTTGACCTCTCCCAAATAAATTTTGTAATTTCAATCCATAAATAGTAAACGAATTATTATATTTACGTGCTACACTTTCCATTAATTTATATAATAATCCTACATTGTCTTCGATTTTATATTTTTTTTTGTTTCTTAACTGTTCTAAAATTAAATTATTGTCTGCAGAATCATTTTTAATAATAACGCCATCAGATAAATATGATGTTTCATAAACAAAAGAAGTAATGCTAACTCCTGAACTGTTTACAATTCTTAAAATTTTTTCAAAATTATTTAATTTACTTAATACATATTTGAATGATTCAGCATTTGTTTTTAATATTTCTTCGGCAAAATATATTACAACTATTTTTTTTGATCTGAATGAACATAAAAGATCATAAATCTCATCTTCCTCCTCATTTTCTTCATTTTCAATGTCGTCTTCATTTTCTTCATCATCATTTTCATCATTATTTTCGTCATTATTTTCATCATTATTTTCATCATTATTTTCAACATCATTATTTTCGACATTATTTTCATCATTATTTTCATCATTATTTTCATCATTATTTTCATCATTATTTTCATCATTGTTTCCAACATCATTATTTTTTTCATTACTTTCATTATTTTTTTCATTACTTTCATTATTTACATGTTTATTACTTTCATCATTGTTTTCATTATTTACATGTTTATTACTTTCATTATTTCGGTGTTTATTATTTGCGCGTTTATTATTCTTTTTAAAATCTAATAAACAATATTCGTATCTATTATTATTTGGTATATGGATAATCCTTGTTGGTCGTTTGTTATGATCTGCTACAATAATTTTTTTTGCCATATTTTCATGTAATAATTGCACAACAAGAGATCCGAAAAATGTTGAACCATTAAAAATTAAAAAATTTGTATCAATAATTTCTGTCATTTCTTCAAAATTAAAAATTTCATTTGTTATAATATTTTCGTCTCCTTCGCTGAAATCTTCTTCATCTTGATCCTTCCCCTTTCCTTTTTCTTCTGATTCCCTTTTTTCCATATTTTTTATTCTTTTTATTTCTTAATTTGCGTATTATTATGACTGATTGAGAAATATCAAATTATAAAAATAATACCCAAATTATTTAATTATTTTTAACTCACTTTTAAGAATAAATTATGAATATATTAAGTTTTTTCTTTTTTGTATTAATAAACAGCAAACAAACAAACAAACAAAAATAATAATTTAAAATAGTTAGTAAATATACTAATCTAATAATGTCTAATACTTAATAAACCGCAAACAAAAATAATAATTAAAAATAATTAGTAAAAAAATATACTAATGTAATAATGTTTAATATTTAATATTTAATAAACCGCAAACAAAAATAATTATTTAAAATAATTTTAGTAAAAAAATATACTAATGTAATAATGTTTAATATTTAATATTTAATATTTAACAAACAATTTGGGAATTATTTTCAAAAATGAAAGATTAAAGCGCGCAATTTTCAATAAAGTTAATTAATCGGAAATATATTTAAATAATTTTATATATATGAAATATAATATTGGTTGGCAAATCATTTAAAATGGAAACAACGATTAATTTTGATTTGGATACATACAAAAAAAAGAGTTTAATATTTAATAAAATACCCATTGAAGCAAATGAATTGGATAATTATAAATCCATAATTTTCGATAAAACTAAAAAAATATTTGAAGGGAAAAATTCTGATTTAGGTTTTATAATGAAAATTTATGAAGATAAATTTAAATATGATTTACCAATCGCATCATCTTTACCGAATGGATTAATGTACTCAAATGTTTCATTTTTTGCCGATATTATTAATATTCTTCCCGGTTGCATTCTTTATGATTGTAGAATAAAAATTATTAACGAAGCAGGAATATTTGCATCAAAAGGAAATGAATTACAAATATCGGTTTTTCCGGATATTTTAGATAAGAAAAATTTTATTAGTCAATTATCAATTGGCAATTTAATAGATATTGAAGTTATTGCTGCGAGAGATTTTGTTTATGATACACGAATCGGAATTACTGGAGCAATTCATTATCCTGGTATTGTGAGTAATATTATTAAAACTGATCTTACAATTCCAACAATAAACAAGAAAAATATTAATATTACTCCGGCACCAAAATTAATAAAATATTCAAAACAAAAGAAAGAGTTAAAACAATTGACAGGAGGAATAAATCCATATAATTCGTTATCAAATAAAATACTTAATTTGCGTTCAAATAATTATAAATATAAAAACAGTGAAAGCGGTGGCGGTGATAATAATGATAATTATAATGAAAGTGGTAGTGGTGATAATGAAAGCGGTAGCGATAATAATGAAAGTGATAACTGTGATAATAATGATAGTGATAATGAAAGCGGTAACTATAATAACGATAATGATAATGAAAGTGGTAGCGATGATAACGATGATAACGATGATAATGAAAGCGATAGCGATGATAATAAAAATAAAAATAAAAATAAAAAATTTAGGAAAAAAGGTGGGGCAAGTAAACTTGACAGAGACAAATTAAAAAATGAAAAGAAAAAAATAGATTCTAAAGATGAAGATATTATGAATGTTTATTCTGAAGTTGAAAAACAAACAGGATACGATTTGAAAACAATCGAGATTATTAAATTAATTAACATAATTTGTCCAAATATTATAGTGATTACTGATAAAAATATTAACTTAAACACGAACGGAATAAATAAATTTCCGGACAACAAAGAAATTTTTATAGATTGCGAATCAAATTATAATATAAATAATCATAGTCAAATTATTAAATTATTGAACAAAATAATTACGAATAATGTAACTTACGGAATATTTAAGTATGTCGGAATTTTTGAAGATATTATTTCTCTTCAATTTATTTGTTTATTATGCAATATTTATTCTGTAAGTTTAGTTGTTCCCCCAACAAATATAAAAAATTCTTACATATTATTAACAAAAAAAATAGGAGAATTTACTGAAGAATGGAGAAAAATTATAAAACAATTAAATAATAAAATTGGAGAAAACAAGAATATCAATTTACTCTCAATGGATATAAATACAACAGATAAAAAAATCGATGGTAATTTTATAAGGGATTTACGGTTGCATAATATTCAGTTGAATTGCGAAATAACTAAATTACAAATAGAAGAAGAAGTTATTAAAATTAGGCCAAAAATTAATTCTGAAATAATGAATTCAATAAAAGAAAAAAAAATGAAAATTATGCAAGATTTCATTTTATAACAATATTATATTTAATAAAATAACACAACTATTTTTGTTAATTATTTTTTTAATTATTATTTTTCCCAATTATTATTTTATTTGATTATTTTATTTTTAATATTACCTCTATTATTATTATTTTTTGTTATTATTTTATTTAATTATTTTATTTGTTTATTTTATTTTTTGTTATTATTTTTATTATTATCATTTTATTTTTTAAATTTCTGATACATCTCGAATTCGTCGTGAACTTTATAATTATCAAATAGTACAATTTTTTTATTATCAAAATCATAATATCCAGCTTTTATTATTTTTGGTAATATTTCATATGCATTAAGAGTTTTTTGATGATATAATATTCCTGTTTTATCGAATTCTGGAGTTCTTATGATACCCTTTAATTCTTTCGGATCATCATAAATATCTGTATACAATTTTAATAATTCTTCTTTTTTCATTTTTTGATCCATTTTTTTATTTATTTCTTCTCTTTTTTTCATAATTTTTTTAATATTTATTTTTGCTTCATCTTCCTTATTATTCCCCCCTTTATTTCCTCTTTTATTATTTACTTTATTTTTGCTTTTATTTATAATTTTATCTTGTATATTTTTGCTTTTATTTATAATTTTATCTTGTTTATTTGTTGTCACATCTTGTTTATTTTTGTAGTTGTGCGATTTTGGTAAATTAGAATGGACTGATATAGGCAATATTAAAATAGTTGGGGGAATAAATATTACTTTTTTAAATTTTCTATCATAATGCCCAACATATCTTATATTTGTTATTTGATAAACATTTCCAGTATCAGGATCATAAACAAATAAAACATTTTCTATAATTATCGGTCCAATTAATTCATCTATTATTGTTTTTTGGATACAATATGTATTTCTATTAATTTTTCTTTGTGCGATATGTTTATTTATATCACTATAATAATTTGATTCTTGACTTTTTGGATTTGAACAACTCAAACATTTAAAATTTTTATCATTATTTGAATTGTGGCTTAATAGTGTATTACAATCTATAGCAATTTCTTTTACTGCTTGCAAAAATGAATCTAATATTTTCTGTTTTAATATTGCTTCTTGGTAAATCATTGTATCAGTAGTATCATATGAATTTTCTGATTTTTCTCCTATAGCTAATCTAACATCCATATTATAAGCAATTATTAATAGAATATAAACCTTTACATTTCTTTCTTCCGGGGGAAGATAATTATGAGTACAAATCCTTACAGCTCTTCCTATTACTTGTTGAATCCTATAATATTTCCAATGAGGTTCGAAAATGAATATTGTATTGACATTATTGATTGTCTCACCTTCTGAAAATGCTGATGTGATTAATAACACTCTTATATTTTTTCCATATTTATTTTCTTTATTGTTGACTTTATTTAAAATATTTTTAATTTGTTCTGGATCAGTTTCTCCTGATAATAATGAAAATGTCATAAAATTTCCATCTTTATTTGTATTAATTTCTTTTCCATTGTATTCAACAAACCCATTATTTTCCAAAACTTTTGCTATAATTTTAGTTCCAAATTCCAGATAATTCGAATAAACTAAAATTATTCCTTTCGGAGTTTTATCAAGATAATCCAAAATATATTTAATCTTCGGTGAATATTTACCTATTTCATCTCTTTTTAAATCTTTTGGATTAATTTTTTGAAATAATTCAGTCCAAATATTTTCTTGTCCTATTTCTTTCTTTCCAGGTTCCAATAATTCGACGTTATCGATACCTCTTGGAGGTAAAACAAAATTTAATGCTTGTCTTGATTTAATTTTATATGTTGATGATGATGATCTTCCAGGTAAACCAAATTCGTTTTTTTTGAATTCCTTTTTCCTATGTGCTATTCTTCTTTCCTCTTCCAATTCTTTGGATCTATTCTTACTATATTTAGTCCATTGATATGTACTCATTTTTAAATGTTGAACTGTCGGACCAATTATTTTTGGTACCATTGGCCCTTCTTTTTTGCTTTCTGGTTCTTTTATAACTGATTTATAATATGAAACAAGGCCAATTATTCTTTCTTGAAATATATTTTTATTTTTAATTCTCATCGCATCTCTATCAACGAAATATTCGACAAACTGTTCATAATCACCTGGGAATAATAATTGTTTAGTTCCCTTTTTTATTTGTTTATTTTGATTGCCAAAATTATCTGAATTATTTTGATTGCCAAAGTTATCAGAACCTCCTGATTTGTTGAAATCACCAGTTTCGCCAGAGTCGAATATTTTCCCCCTCAATAATGTAAAAGTTAATGCCAATTCATATGGATCACTTATGGCTGGCGTACCACTTAACAATAAAAATTTACTTCTTTTCGCGTCTAATAATTGTTTATAAATATTTTTCCCTTGTTCTGTTAAAGTTACAGTATGAAATAAACGATGACATTCGTCTATAATAATTAATTTATCATTTAAATCTTCTTTTGCTAAAAGATCTTTGGTATTATTAGCATTGGAACTTATAAAAGTATATTTATTATTTATTCTTTCAATAATTTTACGAAAAGATTTCATTTTTTCTCTTTTAATTTGTTTGGCTGTTTTTTCTTCATTATTATCTTCATTATTCTCTTCCTTATCATATTCCTTATTATCTTTTTTATTATCTTCCTTATCATATTCCTTATTATCTTTTTTATTATCTTCCTTATTATATTTTGCATTATTTTCTTTTGCATTATTTTCATTTAATCCTCCATTTTGCTGGGGCCTTGTTAAATATTTTTTGCATGTAAGTTGTATAATATGAAATATCCAAACCTTTTTTATTTTGCTTGGGACTAAAATAATAACCTTTTTTCTTGTTTGTTCAGCAATATTTACCGCTGTAAATGTTTTTCCGCTCCCAACTTCATGATATAATAATAATCCTCTATATGGAGTTTTATCATTAATAAGATCTGATATAATTTTTTGTTGTGGTAGTAATGTTATTTTTTTGCATTCCAATTTATTAAAATCATCTGTATCAGCATTTTCATTCTCTTCTTTTTTGCATTCTATTGTTGGTTCTTTAGAAACTTCAGATTTATATTTTTCTAAATATTTATCTATTTTGTTTTGGAAATCGGCGGAAGTATAAGAAGGCCATTTGTTATCTTCCATTTTTGTTTAATAATCGGCTAATTTAATAATAATCAAAAATAATCAAAAATAATAAACCAGTAACAATAAACAGGTAATAATAAATTTATAACGTAATTTTACGGTGTAAATTATGTATAATACATAAACATTATATTAAATAAAAAATAATAATTGTCAAAAATATTTAATATTTAATAATATTCCCTATAAATTAAATTCAAACATAAAATAATAAAACGATTAATTAAACGATAAATAATAAAAATGATTTTTTTATTTTGTGGTATTAAAAATAAATAATTAGTTTGAATATTTAATATTCCATTAACAAATATTTAATATGGATAATAAAAATATCTTATGTGAAAAATGTAATGATATTGAATCTTCAGATGTTCCTTTAAACAAAAAAGAAATTAGTGAATTAGAAATTTTTTTTAAAAAAACATGCCAGAATTCTATTATTAACTATTCGAGAAAGATTTATGATTTATTCATAAATAACATAATATTTAAACCTAATTTTAGTAATACTGATGATTTATATTATTTGGGAGTATATTATCAATATGTTAAAGAAGATTATGATCTGATGAAATCATATTTTATAATAGCAAATAATAATGGTGATGTCAATTCTAT